ACCTTATAGATGGAGTGATACCATATGTGCTGGTTTATCTGCAAAGTTAGCTATGAAGTATGCACCAGACAAGTTTCAACTATTAAATGAAATGTATGAAAGAGCATTTAGTTTTGCAGCACAAAGCGATAATGATGGTGTAAGTCTAAGAGTACAACCAACAGCATTGAATATGGTCTAATGGCAAGATTCGCAACTGGAAAAAAATCAAAGGCAATAAGCGACATAAGTGGCTTTAAGGTTGACTATACAGAGTTAAAAACCACCTATGATAACCTTAGAGTTGAACCTAGTGAGTTTGATCCCAAGCATCCACAACTTACACCAGCTAAAAATGTTATAGATGCGACTGCATTATTTCAACCAAGACCAGACAATGATCCAGAAAATGTTAGTTTTGTAGTTGGATTTAATACAGATATCTTTGCAAGTAAAATTGAAAACGCACAAAAAGGTATAGGTATAAAAGGCTTGGGTGCTATAGGCACAATTAGTATAAAAGTAGATCATTCACAAGATGTTACAGGCGTTAATGGCACTGGAGCACTAGGAACTATTAGTTTTTCAGCACAGGTATCAGAAACTGGAGTAGCTGGAACTGCAAACTTAGGTACTGCAGTAATAACAAATAAATTTAATGCAACTGGTGTAAGTGGTACTGCTAACTTAGGTGGTATTGGTGTTACAGATGGTGCTTCTGTAAGAATTGCACTACTTGAAACTGGTCTTGCTGGAACTGGAGCTATTGGCACAGAAATACCTAAAGCATCTCTCACTGAAAGTGGACTGGCAGGAACTGGTGCAATTGGCTCTGTTAGTGTAACTGTAACTGAATTAGGTTGGAGTGGTGGTGACTGGGGCGAAAGTACATGGGGTCAATAAATGAATTATTCTAGCTTAGTTTCACAGATACAAAACTTTATGGAAGATGATAGTACAGAGCTATCTAATTCTATCAATGATATTATAGTACAAGCAGAAGCAATGATATTTCAGAGATTGCCAAGTCTGCCTTGTTTCAGACAAGTGACAACTGCAAATTTTGTAATAGGCACATTTGATTATACAGTTGCTAATGCTAGGATGATTAGACAAGTCTCTATAACTGATAGTAGTAGTAATGTATCTTTTTTAGATCATAGAATTGATAGTTATCTAAGAGATTATCATCCTAATTCTAGTACAACGTCTACGCCAGAAATGTATAGTACAAAAAATGCCACAACTAGTGGTATTATATTTACAGTCGCACCTACCCCCAGTGCAACTTTAGCCTACCAAGTTGATTTTGTTGCTCCTGTTACAGGATTATCCTCCAGCAATACGACAACTTGGATAGGCGATAATGCAGAAAATGTCTTACTGGCTGCAGCACTTTATGAAACTAGTGCTTTCCTAAAGGCTTCAGAAACGCTATCATTGTACAAAGCACAATTTGATGAAGCTATTGCATTGTTTCAACAAGAGATGGCAAGAAATTACACAGCAGAATATAACGCTGGAATATAAGGAGAAAATAAATGGCAATATCACAAGCAATGTGTACATCTTTTAAAGTTGAATTATTAGATGAACAACACGACTTAATAGCAGATACACTTAAAATAGCATTGTTTACAAGTTCAGCTAGTTTAGGTGCTGGAACAACTGCTTACTCAACATCAAATGAAATAAGTGGTACTGGATACACTGCAGGTGGTGAAACACTTACTAATAAAGCAGTTACGACAACAGGAACAACTGCTCACTTTGATTGTGACAATCCCACATGGACTTCTGCAACCTTTACTGCAAATGGTGCTTTGATATACAATGATACAAATGGTGATAAAGCAATAGCAGTTTTAGCATTTGGAGGAGATTTTACAGTTGCAGGGGGTACATTTGAAATTGTGTTACCAGCCGCAGGAACATCTGGAATAATAAGGATAGATTGATATGGCTTCAACTTATGTAAATAATCTTAGATTAAATGAAATGGCTACTGGTGATGCCAGTGGTACATGGGGAACAATAACAAACACCAACCTTGAACTGATTGGTGAAGCACTTGGTTTTGGCACAGAAGCCATAACGACAAATGCTGATACTCATACAAGTACAATAGCAGATGGAGCTAGTGATGGTAGTAGTGCCAATGATGGTGCGAGAGCCATGTATCTTAAATACACTGGAACTCTAGATAGTGCTTGTACAATTACAATTGCACCTAATGATATTAGACGAGTGCAATTTATAGAAAATGGTACAAGTGGAGCACAAAACATAATAATAAGTCAAGGGTCTGGAGCAAATGTTACTATTCCTCCTGGAGATACAAAAGCAGTTTATTTAGATGGTGCTGGAAGTGGTGCAGCAGTTGTAGATGCCTTTGCTTCTTTAAATGTAGTAGATTTAAAAGTCCAAGATGATCTAACAGTAACAGATGATGCTTCAGTTGGTGGAGATTTGCTTGTTAGTGGAGAAGTGCAAACTGCCAACATTGGTTTTACAGATGGGGATAATGCTATGACCATAGCAGATGGTGGAGCAGTAACTTTTCCACAAACATCTGTATTTACAAGTGGTTTTACTGCTAGTGCTGCAGCAACAATAACTACTGCTGATAATAATGCACAGCTAACTTTAGTGTCTACAGATGCAGATAATTCCTCAGGACCAATAATGGAGTTATATAGAAATTCATCTAGTCCTGCTGATGCTGATTTTATTGGGAGAGTAAAATTCATTGCCAGAAATGACAATAGTCAAGATTTTGTTGGCATTGATATGATTGGAAGAGTTATAGATGCAAGTGATGGTACAGAAGATTCTGAATTTAGATTAACCACAATGAGAGCTGGTACACAAACTACAGATTTAAAAATTACCTCAAGTGGTGTTAGCTCTGTTCCAGAAATAGTATTTAATGAGGATGGCACAGATTTAGATTTTCGTGTTGAGGGTTCTTCTGTAACAAATGTTATATTTGTTAATGCAGGAGATAATGATTTACACATTGGTACTGGTGCAGATTTAATCACAGACACAGCAGGAACATCTAATACAAGGATAGGTGTAAATGCAGGGGATGCCATAGCAAGTGGTGGAAATTATAATGTATTTATTGGAGATGAAGCAGGTACGGCAATTACGACTGGTGATAACAATGTGGCAGTTGGATTTGAAGCACTTAGTACAGAAGATACACATAGTAGGAATACTGCTATTGGTCATCAGTCATTAAAAACTCTAAATGCTGGAGCTAGTGCACAAAGTACAGCAGTTGGTTATAATTCAGCAAAAGCAGTTACTACTGGAATTGAAAATGTATTTGTTGGAGCTTCATCAGGAGAAAGTGCTACAACTCCAAATTATACAGTAGCAGTTGGTAAAAGTGCTTTAGGTGCAGTATTAACTGGTGATTACAATACAGCAGTGGGTTATCAGGCAGGACTAGCATCAACCTCAGCAACTTTAAACACTTTAGTTGGTGCATTCTCTGGAGATGCCCTTACCACAGGAACTACTAATTGTGCATTAGGCTATCTAACTCTAAGTGCAGAGACTACAGGTGTAAGAAGTACTGCAATGGGTTATTCTGCTTTGGCAAACCAAAATTTTGCATCTTCACAAGAAACCTATAATACAGCTTATGGATTTTTTGCTGGACTTAGTATTACAACAGGTAAGCAGAATACATTAATTGGTGGTTTAGCAGGTGATGCGTTAACTGATGCAGACAGCAATGTTGCAATTGGATTACTTGCTCTTACAGCAGATACTCAAGGCAGTAGGTCTACTGCTATTGGTACAGGTGCTTTACAAGTTCAAAACTTTTCTTCAGCAACGGAGACAAAAAATGTAGCAGTTGGATATAATTCAGGTGTAGCTGTATCAACTGGAACACTTAACACTTTTGTGGGATATAGTGCAGGTGCAGCAAATACTACTGGCTATGACAATATCGCAATAGGGCGTAATAGTGGAGATGGTACTGGTAGTGCTCAAGGTTCTGCAATGGTTACTGGTTATAGAAATATTTTAATAGGTAACGAAGGTAGTTTATCTGCTACTGATGGCGTTCATCAGATTACTTTAGGAAGTCATATTTTAGGTGCTAATAGTTCATTTACATTTGGCAATGGTGGTACAGATTCTCGAATAGCAGTTGGAGCAACATCTATAACTGCACCATCTGATGAAAGATACAAAGAAGAAATTACAACATCTACAGCAGGTCTATCGTTTATAAATGATTTAAGACCTGTAACTTTTAAATGGAAAAAAGAAAAAGATATACCTACAGACCATCGTTCTTATGTAAAAGATTCTGATAAAAGAGTTATGGAAAAAGGTGATAAAGTAAATCATGGATTTATTGCACAAGAAGTAAAAGCTGTAATAGATAATCATTCTGAAATCAAAGATGGTTTTGACATGTGGCAAGCCGACCCTAATGATGGCAGACAAAGACTAGCACCAAGCGAATTAATACCAATGCTTGTTAAAGCCATACAAGAATTATCAGCCGAAGTAACAGCACTAAAAGGAGAATAAAATGTCAAGAACAGCAGAAGAAATAGCACAAGCACATAAGGCTTGTTTAGATGGAGCAGATACAATCAATGTTGTAATTGCTACCCATGCAAAAGGCACTAATTTAGACAAAGATAAAGATGGTAAAGACATAATACCTTTTGGATATGACATGACACATGACGAAAAGAAAGCAAGAGTTGCTCGTAGTGTTGGGTATCTCAAATATCAAAAGGCATTGACTGATTGGGATAAAGAAGACTTTACAGTTATTGATAAAGCAATAACTGATGCAGATAATTTTATAGGGGCATAAAATGAGTGAAGAAAACATATTTACTTTGGATGGTAACTCATACAAAGAAGAAGATTTAGACCAAACACAAAAATATTTAATAAATCAAATTAAAGATTTACAAGCTAAATCAACACAACTTAGATTTCAATTAGATCAAGTGTCTGTTGCACAAACTAGTTTTACTAATTCATTGATAGCATCATTAAAAGAAACAATGGATAAACAAGAGGATAAAGAAGTTGGCTAAACCAACACTACAAGATGTTCATGTAAAACTAGAAAAGCATTTGGCTGTAAGTGATGAACGCTGGAAAGAAACAATACTAAGAATCAAGAGAATGGAGCATATTATGATTGCTACATCTGGTACTGCTATAATTATGTTGATTGGATTGTTGGTTAGGTAATGACTGCCTTCATGCTGGTTTGTTATTTAGGATTGCAAATAGAAGGTGGTGTGTATTTTAAAGATGTAAATAATTGTTTGTCTTATAAGAAAAGATTGCATAATCAAACGATTGTTAAGGGTAAAGATGAGCAAACATATCAATGTTTATGCAAATTAGTGCCAAAGGTAGACCCCAAAAAAGTAAAGGTGTACTAATGACAGAAGAAAAAAAGAAAATAATTAATCTAGATATGAGCAATAATTCTTTTGAGCTTTCCCTTAGAATACTTGGTAATGAATTTGTAGCTATAAAAATAGGATCAACAAACTTCAGTGGTAAACTTATAGCTGGTGGTATATTGATGTTATTTTTTACATTTATGTTATTAGAAGTATTTGGTCTAAATGAGATGCTACAATGACAAAGACATTACAAAAAGGGTCTAAATACGAAAAACTCGACACTAATGGTGACAATGTAGTAAGTGATTCTGAATTTGAAATGAGAGAAAAACTCATTCTTTTAGAAAACAGAGATAAGAAAGAAGATCAACAAAGATATTTAGTTTGGTTTTCTGCGTTATCTGTTACTCTGTTTATAGTTGTATTAATGACACCATTACTACCTATGGAAAGAATTGATCATTTATCAGGCATAGCAGAAATATGGGTGCTAAGTAATATGGGTGTTATTGGGTCTTTTATAGGTTTTAATCAAATGGCAAAAAAAGGTGAAAAATAATGTTGACTGCATTAATCGGGCCAGTATCAAATCTTCTTGGCAAATTCATTGAGGACAAAGATCAAAAGAATAAATTGGCACATGACTTAGCTACCATTGCACAAAAACACGCACAAGAACTAGCTAAAGGTCAAATACAAGCTAACGTAGAACAAGCCAAACACCCTAGTTTATTTGTAGCTGGAGCACGACCAGCAATAATGTGGATATGTGCTTTAGGTTTATTTACACAGTTTTTTATTATGCCAATAGCAGAATGGGCAACTAGTGTCTGGGCTCCAGAGGTTTTGCTTCCAGAACTTAATACTGGTGAACTTATGACGTTGACCCTTTCATTATTAGGACTTGGTGGTATGAGATCATTTGAAAAAACAAAAGGTATAGCTAGAGAGAATATGAAAAAATGATGTGGAATTATTTGAAATTATCAAAATTTTTTAATAAAATTGGTAATTATTTTTATTATCGTCATGTAGAATGTGTAAAGAAAAGACAAGGCAGATAGATGGATTTAGAAAAATTAAAAGAAGAAATTAAAGTGGATGAGGGCGTAATCTACGAAATTTATAATGATCATCTTGGATATAAGACTTGCGGCGTGGGTCATTTATGTAGAGCTACAGACCCAGAAAACGAATTAGAGGTAGGTGATCCAGTTTCTGTAGAAAGAGTTGATGAGCTTTTTGCAAAAGATTTAGATGTAACTATAGACGAATGTAGAAAACTTTATGAATTTTTTGATGATCTTCCAGAAGATGCACAGAGAATAATTGCAAATATGATGTTTAATCTGGGCCGCCCTAGATTGACCAAATTTCGTAAAATGTATGAAGCAGTGATGGATGCCAATTGGATAGAAGCCGCAATACAAATGGAAGATAGTAAATGGGCAAGACAAGTACCAAACAGAGCAGAAAGACTTTGTGAGAGAATGAGGAACGTAGCTTAATGCCATTACAAATAATGCAAATAAAGCCTGGTATAGTAAAAGATATTACGGCATATTCTGCAGGAAAGAATGGCCCGTATTGGATAGATGGTAACCTTATTAGGTTTAAAAATGGCTATGCAGAAAAAATAGGTGGATGGTTAAAACAAGCCTACACAAGAGTTGATGCGTCAGGAACTATTACATCTACAGAAACTACGTTTGTTGGCATAGCAAGAACTATGGTGGCATGGAGAGCTATAACTGATGGCGAAGATAGAATAGCCATAGGCACTCATAATCACTTATATATTTTAGAAAACAATGCACTTTATGATATTACGCCACTTAGAAAAACAACAGAAAACTTAACAAATCCACTTGCTACTACAGATGGCAGTACAACAGTGGTGGTTACAGATAAT